GGATACCGTAGAGCTACTCAAGTTTGAAATTGTTCCTGGGGTAGACGCTAAGTTGTATTGAACGTAGAATGTTCCAGAATTAGATACAGCAGTAGTAACAAATGTTCCATTTGGATTTAGTCCCGAATAACCTATATTAGCCACAGTAATTAAGTCACCAGCAGCAAGGTTAGGGGCAGAGGTCAAAGTTATTTGGAAAGTAGTTGCAGTAGGCGAACCAGCCGCACCAACACCATAAATGGTTGCAGTTGGTACCCCTCCAACTTGCGTAGTAATAGGTGTGGTTGATCCTGTAAAGATTTGGGCAACAGCGTTGCAACCACCGAGGACAGTTGGTGTTGAAGATTGGAACTGAAGAAGGTCAGCGGTTCCGCCAAGATTTTTTGTAATAAGCGGTATGACGGCAGAGTTTTGAAATGTTGTGGTGTAATTAAATACAGAGTTACCTGATGAGGATACCCCAGCAAAGTTGGCTACACCATCTTTTGTAATTTTGGCTACGTTAGTTGAAGTGGTTCCGTTATATGTGTTCCATTGCTGCAGATCAACGCTTTGAGTAGAAGAGCCTCCAGTACCATATCCTCTAACTACTAAAGGTATGGTAGACGCTGCATCGTTGTTAATCGTGTGACCGCCAACGGTAAACGCAGCAGGGCTACTTGTACCTACAAGAGTACCACTATTAGCGGGGAGGTTAATTACTGATCCAGAAGTGGCTGATGCTGACCCAGATAAAGTTACACTTCCTCCAGTAGCAGCAGCAAATTGGACACCACCACTACTAGAGGATACTGCAAGGAATGGGGCAGTTATACTACCACTGCTAACTACAATACTTCCAGAACTAAGTCCGATGTTTCCAGTAGAGTTTGTTCTTACAATCTGGTTTGTCCCACCAGCATCACTTGTTGAGTAAAGAGCGGTTAGATTACCTGTAGCGGTTACTTGAACTACTCCAGCAGTACCTCCGGATAGAGCACCGATTTTAGTAAGGCTAGAATTAACTACGTTTGAAGCAAGTGTAGTAGTACTTGCGGCAAGATTAGTCGCAATACTTGCAGTAGACGCATTTCCTGCTAAGTTAGCCGTAATTAAATTGGCAGTAAAGTTTCCTGAAGAATCACGCGCAACAATTGCTCCACTAGTGTTTGCATCAGTCGCAGTAGTAGCCGAGTTAGACACTTTACCTGAAGTAGAGATCGTTGCTAACTTAGTGTCAACAATACCCGCAGTTGAAGAGATGTTAGCGTCTGCAATTCCTGTAATGTTTGTAGAATCAGCAAAAGCAATAGTCTTGGAACCCCCACTTCCAAGGAATAACCTAAGCACTCTCGTGCTAGTGCCCGTAGTCCAGAGGTCGCCTCCCACAGGGGTGCTTGGGTCGCCATCTCCAGTAGAGGCAATGTTAATTGCGCCTCTGTTATTGGCAATTGTTGTAGTGATTACCCCACTTGAAGTTAGTGTTCCAAACGTAACATTAGAAGAACTTCCTAGCCCAAGGTTAGTACGAGTAGTAGGTGCGTCAGTAACTATTAAAGACTTTATCTTTAATTGGTCAAAGTTGACATTAACGTCATTAGTTCCAAAATCAATGTCATTTCCAGTAACCTCATCGCCACCAGAGAATAATTTCCAAATACCACTATCATTATGGTCTCTTGCAAACCCTGTGTGCTTATGCCCAGAGGTAGCACCGACAGGCCTGTACGCGCCAACTAATCCTAGGTCAACAGTGTCACTTGTAAGGTTTTCACTTCCAAGGTAAATAAGTGAGTCAGTAACATTTAAGTCTGTTACATTTACTTGCTCAAGACTTCCAGTAATTGTTCCATTAATGTCAATGTTCCCAGTAAGGACTAAGTTGCCTTGTACATAAAGGTCCTTAGCAATACCAACACCACCTGAAATAACAAGGGCGCCTGTGGAATAACTTGTAGATTGAGTAGTAGAAGTAAGAGCATTATCAATAGATGTTCTAACATACCCTGTAGGGTCAAAGCCAATAGTGGCAGCAGTAGACGTGCCACTAATAGTAATAGGGGAAGTTACTGCAACTGTACCTGCAGGACCTGTGGGTCCTTGGGCGCCAATGGCAGCGTACTCCCACTGACCTGTACTTGAGTTATAGACTTTTACTGTACTCATTATTCAGACGCCTCAACCCGTAGAGCCACAGCAGGAGTTGCTGTTAGTGTTGTAAACGTCAAAGGATAAGAGGTACCATCACCCACCGCAGATGGGATTGCCGTACCAGTGTTGCCCGAACGAATACTTTGCATGGTAGAGAAACAATTACCTAAAGTAGAGCCAAATTGAACGCCTACAAAATTAGAAACGTCTGTACTAACACTGACTAAGTTAAAGTAATAAGGACCTGCAGGAGGATTAGGTGTAATTGTAGTTCCAGTAGGTTTTATTAATGTAGCAATCCAGTATCTTCCCGGAGTAAGTTGTGCTGAGATATTTGCAGAAGGAGTAGAACTAATAGATGAAATTACAAATTCACCAATGCTTGCAGAGGGTAACCCTGAAGACCCTGTTTTAAAAATAGCCAGTCGTATAGAGCCAGTTGTAGTGTTCTCTGACTCAAGTGAAAGAGTTAAAGATGTAACTTTTGTGGGAACAGAAATGTCTATAGGGGTGTAGTACACATACCCAGTGTTGCCAAATGGAGTTAATGATGCAATTGTTCCGGGAGACCTTAAGTAATAACTATTAGGAACTTCAATTGAAGGGCTACCATTTACAGAAGGTGCAGTAATAGCACCTTTAGATTTAATATCATTAGCATATAAAGTTCCATTTATTACAGACTCATTAGATGAAAACTCTAAAGCAGTTAAGTACAACTGCGTATTATGAGTACCTACTCGTTCCCCTACAGATGTGACAAAGACGGTAAGAGTTGCAGGGCTGGCATCATATACCCCAACAGACTTATTAGTTATGTAACCTTCAATCCAGTCGCCATTGTTGTTTTCCGTAGTCTCAGGATTAAACGCAGAAATAATAACTCGTGTATCCAAGTAAAGTTTAGAAACTTGCGAAACTGTTGTACCAAATGTGAATGAATTACCAACTACAAGTGGAGTAGTACCACTGCTAACAAGGCGTCTAGTTGCGCCATTGGTGTCTACAAGTGCATTATTAAAAGACTTTTGAAGCAGGTACGCGTCAGTAACATTGGTAAGGGTGTTGTTAACACTAATTGCTGATGAAGAAGAAATCACACCTGTAGCAGTTAATGTACCGCCAGTAGCAACCCCACTACTATTATTAAGGGTTATAGCGCCATTAATAATAGCACCTACCGCTGTTACTCCTGTATTAGTAATTTTATTATTATCATCAACTTTTACAGTAGTAGACCCAGTGATCGTAGGAGATGTGATGCTTAGAGAGGTGTTAAAACTTCCATCAGCATATAAAGCGCCTACAGCAGTAGTTCCTTGCAACCAAGACTGCAACACACCTGATTGGTTAGCCGCGGTTCGAACAGACATAACCGGAGATAGGGTTGATGTATTTGTTGTTGTTCTAGTTACTTGCAATACACCGTACTGTGAAGAAAGAGGGGCTGCGCCAGTTCCGTAACCGATAGTTGTAGGACCGTAGATTTGATTCTTAGCAGTAGTTGAGTACATACCTAAACTGCGGCCAATAAAATCTGCGGTACTTGCGGCATACCCAGCCCCGCCTGAAGCAGATGCTAAAGTAATTACACCAACACTCTTAAAGGTGTTACTACGAAGGTTTCCTGACGAGTCAACTTCTGTTGCCGTAGTAATTGCGCCTGTACCGGATGTTAATTGCCATTTTTGAAGAGATACTCCAAGGCTAGATACATCGCCATACCCGTTTTGATTAGTAACTGAAATGTTCTCTAGACCACTCCATGAAACTGTAATAGTAACTGTGCCTGTAATTACAGTGACGCTTTTAACTTGAAGAGTGCTGTTGTTAAGAGGTAATAAGGCAGTATCAGTAAAGTTAGAAAATGTAATAAAAGAATTGACAGTAGGTACTGCTCCGGTACCTGTGAGAGTAATTACTGGGGCAGTTGCTGTATCACTGTAGGTAAAACTTGCTGAAGTAAACGTAGTACGAGTAGCAGGTACTCCCGTATCAATTACAGTGAGAGGAGTTACTGTACTTGATGGTGCTTTTACTTTTGCTGTAGCATCCATTTGAAAAACGGGAGCACCTGTAGAGTCATGGATTTCAAAAGCATTTGCTCCCGCGTATTTAATTACAATACCCGGAGTAGATGACGTAGCCTTTACGGTAACAACTCCGGGGTCACCTTGAATTACAGTAGATAAAGGGAACCCTACCCTCAGACCTGACTCAGAACCAATTAATCCTCCACCTTTAACCCAAGCCGCAGGAGCAGTGGATGTAGATGCAACACTCCACCATTCTTGAAGATTTGATAACCCGTCATAACCTTTAATAGTTATTGGAGTAATACCAGCACCTGCAGCAAAGGTATTAGCAGCACTAAGAGTTGCTGCAGTACCTGTGATCTTTGAGGGGCTTAAAGTTCCTGAAATCTTGGAATCAGTAACAGAACCATCAGTTGGGGTACGATTATCACTAAGACGTGAATCTGTTGTTATCACTGCAGTGCCAGTAATCTTTGACGGGCTCAGTGTTGTAGCAATCTTTGCGTCAGTAACTGTTGCATCAGTTGGAGTTGCCGTAATGAGATAGGTTCCGCCAAGAGTTACTAATGAACTGTTAATCGTCATACTAGATGCTGCTAGTTTACTAATAGCAATACCTGCGCCAGCACTTATGTCTTCGTTAGTGATAGTTCCATTAACAATTTTATCACTTGTAACAGAGTTATCGGCAAGTTTGATAGTGGTAACCCCGTAGTCTGCCAACATATTGGTAGATACAGTCTTTGAGTCAGCGTTAGTGATAATAGTTGCTGAATATGGGCTTGATGCAAGTTGAGGTAGGTAAAACGAATGATTACCACCAGTAACTGTGGTAGCAGTTGGAAGGATAGTTTGACTAAAACCTGTTCCAGTAAACTGCACAGAAGTACCACTAAAGGTAGTTGCAAAAAGGTTTGAGTTGCTATCACGAAGTGCTAACGTACTTGAAGTTGCGGTAGAACTCGGAGAAGACCCAACAACAAGTCCCCCTAAACTGTTAACTGCTAAATACTTAAAAGGACTACCAGAATTAATGTTCGCAGCGTTTACTACTGAAGGTAACGTAAGTGTTCCTGTAAAAGTTGGATTTGCAACTGTAGCAAGCCCTGTGATGGCCCCAGTAGCACCGTTAACAGAACTAACAAAGTTACTAGTCCAACTTGTTTGGTAGTCTGTTCCAGTTCCAGTGCCAACTTTAGATAAAATCTGTCCGTTAGTACCACCAGAGGCAATCCCCGGACCAGCAGCGCCTGTAGGTCCTGCTACATACTCAAGTTGTGCCCAAGTCTTAGTGCCATCGCCTACTTTAAACTGACGAGTGTCACTTGCCCAAACAAGTTCACCAGCAGCCAAAATCGCAGTAGAAGCACCCCACTCAGTAGATGTGCCTCGTCTAATTTGAAGTTTTACTGCCATCAGGTGACTCCTCCGAAGTCTAGATTTATTGCTCCACCGTACTCACTGGTGGTCGTGCCGCCGTCTATGTTGTAGGTAGACGCTCCCGCAGGTCCCTCAGGTCCTTGTGGTCCAACTGTCCCTGTGCCCCCAGAACCTCCGGACACAGTTGCCCAACCTACTTGATAATCACCATTGCTAGTTTTTACTAGTGATTGCCCAGCAGTTCCACCAGCAGGGATTATTTGAGACGCAGTATCATCCGTGTCTACCCATACCACTGTAGTATCTGAGGGAGCGCTTGTCTGGGCTACAACACCTGAAAGTCCTCGTGGACCTGTAGCGCCAGTAGTTCCTGTAGAGCCGGGCTGGCCTGTAGCACTAAAAGTCCAAGGAGAGTAACTGCCCGAAGCGCCCACACTAAGGCTTACATTAACTGTCATTGAGGTACTTGAGGTAGCGGTGATTACACCTTCGACGTACACGTTTGTAGAGTAAACAGCACGTACACGCTGACCTACTATGAATGCGTGATAACCCAAAGTTGTGGTTAATTCAAATGTTTTAGAAATGTTTGTTACAAGGTCATGAGAAGTAGTAGATGTTACTCCGGCGTACCCTGCTCCAGTACTGCCTTGTGGTCCAGCATTTCCTGTGTCACCTTTAGTGCCTTGAACACCCTGTGAACCAGCATCTCCAGTATCTCCTTTAGGTCCCTGAGCACCAATCGCGCCTGTGTCACCTTTTGCGCCAGTGTCTCCAGCGTACCCGCGTGGGCCCTGCGCACCTTGCGGCCCCGTGGCTCCAGTAGGTCCAGTAGGTCCTGCAGGTCCTTGAGGACCAGTAGGGCCAGCAGGGCCACGGGCGCCTCCTTGACCGGGAGCAATAACAATAGGGCTTGATGAGGGCGCAGGTGAAGGGGTTGTAATAACAATCTGCGTAGGAGCAGAAGGCTTTACAACAATTGGAGTACAGGTAGAGCACCCTGAACAGGACGAACTACAACTCATCCTTGCCACCCTGAAGCATAGGGGTCAGAACGGTACTCAGTCACCTCTGACTCACAGAAAATCTTTCCCTTGACTTGTGTCTTTTGGTAATCCGGGTCAGTGTTACTGGTCATTTCAAGATCCCAGTAAGTGACTTGTGGAAGAGTCTTTGTTTGACTGCTGGTAAGGGAAAGGTTGACCTTGCTCAAAGTAGATGAAGTACTTACTACAGTGATTGTAAAGTTCTGTAGAACTACAGGACTTCCAATGTGGTCACGAATCTGTGAGCGCAATGTGTAGCCTGTAATGTCAAATGGGAAGTCCAACTCGCATAAGAATGAATCACCTTCGTACATCTTCAAGTCTGACTCAGGCACATCTGACGGGAAGTTTTCTCCACCATAGTTCGGTACCTGTAGGCGTACACGAGTCGCACGAGAGTGGTCGTCCACTTCTTGTGGCTTGTAGATTGGAGCGTAACGGTTTGTACGTTGAGAGATACGGCGCAAAGTGAACACTTCAATACGGTAAAGACCAACGCCAAGACGTTCACATAGTTCTTGGTAGTGCGCTTGGCGCAACTGAATAATCTCCATAAGTTGACGGTAACGCTCAGACCGAGGGATGTTTACACCGTCGGGAGCAAGGATGTCAATGTCAAAAGCAGCATCTGTAGCAAGGGTGTACAGAGCAAATGTAGATGCTAAAAGAGATACAGGGTATTCCTCTACCATCGGCAGATTTTGTAGAGTTACAGGGCGACCCCAAGCGTCTTCCGAACGGAAAGTGTGTTCTGTAATAGCGGTCTCTATATAGTGCTCAATCTCAGAAGTAGTGAAGTACCTAAAGTGAGAGCCAGAGACATAGATAACAGCGCTGCTTGCAGGTACTGTATCAAACGTAATTACGCCAGTATGCTCTTCAACTTCTACTTCGTTACTTATGTTTACGTTATTCTTTTTGACTACTAAGTCAGGTCCGTCTACAGGTGCGTAAGGGATTGTAAAACGGTTGGTAACGCCATCAGGGACGATTTGGTACACAAACGACTTGGGCATATCGCCAAGTTCCATACGTACACGGTCTACAAGAGAAGAGAGCGTTGGCACAAAACCTCCATAGCATTTACTTAATGTTCCCTGATAATTGTTGATTCGTCAGGGTAAAAGACCCGCCCCTTCAGGAGGAGGGCGGAAACCGAAGGGACGGGTCAGTCTATGGGAGCGACTGACTATGGTCGCCAGATGTAGCCGAGATGTTCCAAGTAGTCAGCAAGAGCCTTAGGCACACTGTACTTTACACCGGCTTTAAAAGTGTAGTGATTGTTAACGCCAAACGTCATGTCTTCAACATCAACCTGTGTACGGATGACTACGTTCTCGTTAGCAAGTGAGACGCCGACCTGTTCGATTTCATCGATGACTACTGTCTCAGTCTGTGACTGAGGGTCAAAGACGTTGTTCTCTAGATGCTGCTTTTCAATCGCTGCAAGCATTGAGATTTCTTCAGCACGCTTCGCACGCTCTGCAGCGTTCTTCTTATTAGCCTGCTCTACAGTATGACCAGTATGGTCAAGAGGATTTGTTGCTTTAGTTGCCACGGTAATGTTTCTCCTATTTTAATTTGTGGATAAAGATAGAGGGGGCTGGTTTTCAAACACCAACCCCCTCCGAGTTTTTAGTTAGTGTAGATCTTTGTGATCGCCTGATCGGTGATTACACCAAGACCCCAGATTGCGTACCAAGCAAGAGCGTGCTCACGACCGAAGTCAAGAACGCCACCATCGCGTAGTTCAACTGGAAGTGAGATTGCGTGACCAAAAGCGTTGTCACCAATCATGATTGCTTCGTAGATATCAGCGTTCGTTGAGTTGTACGCCAATGAAGGGGCTGTTGCAGAAGGGTCTGCTGGGTTTCCACCCTGACCCGGACCAGTGTTAGCCTTTACAGGAACAGTGGTCTGGTCTGAAGGAGCACCAATAGCACCTGAGTAGTCGACTGCCTTAGACTTCTTAACCTGAGTGGTTTCGATGAAGACAGTGTCATACAAACGACCGATTTCACCAAGCATGAAGTTACCGGGAGCGGCGTACTTCGTGGTTTCGATGAACTCTGGGTTGTCGCGAAGGTCGCGGCTCTGCTTCGGGTGAACGAAAGCAACGTAGGTTTCGCCCAAACGAGGAATGTTCTTACCAGCAAGGGTAAGTGCAGCATCCTTAACAGCAGCAGTTGTCAACTTGAACTTACCCTTGTCAGTACCTGAGCCAAGGTCAGCAAGTGACGTACCTGCAGTGCCCGGATCGTACCAAGCATTAGTACCTGAGGTAACGCCAGAGCGGTTGTAACCAAAGACAGCAGAGGTAGCAGCACCAAGGGTGTCGCGAGCCTGAATGTCAAGGTACTGAGCCATGTGGCGACCAAGTAGACGTGAAGAAGATGCCATAACGTCATCAAACGAAGCGTTGAGAAGCAATTCGGAAACTGCAACTGCATAGCCGTGTTCTGCAACGGTAATAGCAATCTGCTCTGCTGTAAGAGCATTGGTGGTCATACGAACACCTTCGGATAGTGGCGTGGTGTCCACTGCGAAGTTCTTGTAACGCAGGAAGTTCACACGAAGACCCGGTGCAACACCAAGTTCCGTCTTCTTTACTGCGAACTGCTCAAAGCGAAGGATAGGCATCGCTTGGAACAGGATTTCCTTTGACCAAATGGTCTGAATTGCTTGGGACAACTGGCTATTGGTACCCGAGTATGCTGTCGGGGCTGCCGCTAGGCCACCTGTACCGGTAATGGCGCTTGCCATAGTTTTTCTCTTTTCTCTGTGGGGTTATTTGCTGTTTGGCTTTAGCCGAACAGGCCCCTACCACCGTTGTTGCTTGCGCCGCCTAATAGACGTGCGCGATTTTTCGCATAATCCGCCAATGACATATTCCTGACATCGTCAGGGGTAACGGGGCGTTTCTCCGGGTCGTTATCTAGGGGTCCGGCTGCGGGAGACGTAATACGACTTCCCGTCATTTCACGACGTGCAGACGACATTGCCGTCTGTGCCGATTCTACAATGCGAGCAGAGCGGTCCTTAAGACCTGCAATGCTTCGCTCAATATCTTCTGGACTTGACCCATCAATAAGATCGATCAACTCCGGCATGATATTCTCACGTTCTTCTTCAAGACGCTGTGAACGGTAGTTCATCAGGTCCTGATAATTACGCTCTTGTTCTAGTAGAGCAAAGGCTCGTTCACGTTCAAGGCGTTCTGCCTCAAGTTGTGAACTGAATTCCTTTTCTTTCTTTTCAAGAAGAGAGCGAACATCTAGTTCTTCCTCCTCCTTGCGACGCTGTGCTTCTTCCAAAGCAGAACGATGAGCAGCCTCTTGGGCGTCACGCTCTTCCTTCTCGCGCTTTAGAGCCGCAAGTTCATCCTTCATCTTTTCGAGTTGCGGGTACAACTTTTCCTTTTCCTGTGCACGTACACGCGCAAGGTCTTCGGAAGTGTAGCCTGCTGGCTCGTTTGAAGTTGGAATAACTTCTTGGTCATTAATTGCATTTTCAAAAGATGTGTTAACACCTTCAGTAATCAGATCATCCATAAAAGATCCCCTAAATAGTTTCCATGGTCGTTTTCCAAATGCATCTAAGATGCGTAACCCGTTTGACCGTTCCTTATGTATATAAGATTTTCAGTTTGTGAACAGATTGTCTTGCTAAAGTTAAAAAAACTTTTTAACCTTCTTCATCTGGTACACGTCGCTGTGGAATCTTTGTTCCATAAGCGCGAGTGACTAGGTCCTCACGCAAATTTTGTGAACTCATTTGTTCAGCCATCTTGGCTTGCATAAGTTCTTCATTAGGAGCGCCATCCTGAGGCGGAGCGCCTTCAACACCATCGCCCATTACGTCTCCGTCACCTAGCATTACTGGGTCCATAGGCATAGCGCTACCATCAGGACCCGGCATCATACCTGTAAGGTCCATAATTTCTTTCTGAATCATGGTCTGAACCATGGTCAGTGCGCCTTCAGCCTTAGCGTCTTCCATAATTTCCATACGGATTTCAGCCAACTTCTCTTCTGGGAACTCTTCACCAAGTTGACGAAGCGCACCCTCTTTAGACTCAAGGCCTAATCCCAACTTAGTTTGAATCTCATTAAGAACAACAAGTTTGTCTAGCGGAAGTGGGGCAGGGAAAACGGTATGTGTTACATAAGTTATTGGGTCTTGAGGGTCCAACTTTGTTGATTGCTCAGGCTTGATAGGTCCATCAAGGTCTGGGTTGTAGATGAAAGTCTCAGGCTCTTTGAAGTAAAGGTTAAGAAGAACAAGTTCATTAATACGTTCAATACCCTTACCGTACTGCGCAACCTTCTGAGAGTAACGGTTCATCAAAGGCTGGTACTGCATGCTCAAGGCAACGCCTGAAGTATTTGAGATAGCCTGAACTTCTCCAAGAGCCGTCTCTGGAATTCCCATAAGTTCGTGCATAGAGCGCTTAAGCATGTCTAGGTATGCCATAGCGCCTTGCAAGCCGCTGCTGCCGCCTTCAAGGTTAAACACTTGTGAGTCTTTAGGAAGACCGCCCCAAACCTTCTTAGGACCCTTCTCAAGGTTCGAAGCCTTAGCACCCACGATTACAGTAACTGGAGCAGCGTGGTAGTTGATGATGTCAACTACGTCTGTAGAAATTTCATTGTAAGTACGGTTAAGTGTGATGATATCTTGTGCGTCTGACAAACCCCAAGGACTTCCTGAAACAGGGATGTTAGGGATGTGTACGACAGGGATTACACCAAGTGGGTTAGGGCGTGAATCAATAAGTTCATCATTGATGTACTCTTCGATAATGTCGTCGGTCAGAATCTCAGTGTAGGTGTAGACCTGACGGGTCCCTTCTAGCGACGTGCCCCAGAAGCGGTACTTCAGTTTAAAACGAAGTAGGCGAGCCTTGTCGTGTGGGTGGAACTCTGGAAAGCAGAAAGAAGAGTTCAGTGGGAGGATACGAACACGCCCCGGATGAACACGACCTGCAGTATCTTGATAAGCCTCTTCGTAAGCGACTTTAACAAAGCAGTCACCTGAAACTGAGCCCTGCTGACCCATTTCAAGAAGAATGCCCATCTTGTCATTGTCAATCTCCCACACGCGCTGCAAGCGGTCAGGTACGATGGCTTCAGTAGCCTTGGCAGAGCGGAAATACACGCCTCTACCAAACGTAAAACGGTTTAGATAATCTACAAACGCACGGTAGTAATTAACCGCTACTTGTGGCTCGCCCTGCTCACGACGGTACCCAAAGTGGTGACCTAGGTACATAGCCCAGTTAAGTGAATAACGGTTTAGACGAGGACCGTGAACCTCAAACTCTTCGTCCGCCAATTCCACAAGACCGAGTGGAGATACGGAGATAGTTAAGTCAGATGAAGCCGCCCGATAACTGGGAGGCGAAAAATCAAGCCCTGCACCACTCATCGATTAGTCCTTGTGCTTTTCATGTTTGCCCTCATGCTTCTTTTTATGTTCTTCATGCTTGTTTTTAGCATGCTCTTTTTTCTTACGTTCGAACTGTTTTGCCATTAACTCTTTGCGACGGGCTACTGTGCTACTGTCCATAAAACGCCCACCCTCTTGAACGTAATGTTCATGCACCCAGTGACTGGCTGCTGGTGAAGGGTACTTGGCAAACTTAGTCTTTGCTTGCATGACACATAGTTGCCACAATCGCATGTTTGTAGGTTCAGAAGCCACGTTTTTCCTTAAAGGCAGTCCCCCGGCTAATTAAAGCCGGGGGTTACACCTATTTACTAGTCGTTAACGACAGTTGGGTTGAGGCGCGAAGTGCGTCCACCACTACGTACAACAGTCTCGAAAGTCTGTGCTGCGTAGTCGTTGAACGAACCATGTGCGAACTCACCCAAGAAGGTCGGTGCTTCGATCCATGCAGCAGAACCTACGTGAGCACGCTCGCTGAGGGTTTCCTCAGCAGGCTTTTCAAATACGTTTGCGTTATGGTTCGAACGACCCGGTGCTGTTACAGTGCCCTGAGACATACCCTTGACAAAGTCATTTGGTACGTCAGTGTCTGTAGCAATGCCTTCTTCAAAACGAAGAGGGCCACGGTTACCTGCAAATCCGTCAGCGCCCTTACGCTCAAAAACTTGAGGGGCACGTTCAGGAAATTGTGGATCGGGTGCGATACCCATACTAACTCCTTAAGGTTGTTGGAAAGGCCATTCCAATAACAAGTTTCTTTCGTTATTGCCTCTGTGTCAGCGTTAACTAAAAGAAAATGTTGCTACTCACTTCTAGAGTAGGCATTACAAGGTCTTTAGTCAGAGAACAAGCAATAGATAAAGAGTCAACGTAGTCGTCATGCGCGTGGGCTTCATTAGGTGCGGCTACTAAGAAGTTAGCGCCTCTGTACTGAATCTCAGCATCTGTCATCTGCTGTACGAAGCGTTTGTAGGCTTTCAATTCCTTAGTCTTTGAGTGAGATGGGAATCCCAACATTTGACGCTGAATAAGTGCTTGTAGATGCTTGTAGCGAGAAGACTGTTCAGTAGGGCTAGATGTTACAGGGATTACCTGTGCGCGTGGCATTAGTAGTTTTAGGCGCTGGGCTACAGCGTCACCTACACCGTTAGCGTCCACTCCTACTGCGAGTACATCGTAGTTAGAGAGGAAGTTTACAATCTGGAAGTACTGCTCTTCCCAATCATCGCCTTGAATTTCAAGCCAGTTCAGGATTCGATGCTCAAAGTAGCCGAACTCATCAGGCCGGTCCCAATCAACCCAGACTACTGTGACTACAGTGCTGTCCATCTTTCGAGCAGGGTCAACACCGACAACCACAGGAGTTTGGTGCCATACCTTAACAGTCTGTTGTGATGTATCTCCAAGTTCTTCCAAAGCACTTTGAGTAACAAACATGCCTCGTTCAAGGATCCACTTGCAGTTGTACGACATCTGGAACTCGTCAGAATCTTCGCCAATACGTAGTTTTTCTCGGTCAATGTGGGTTTTGTATTTAGGGTTGACTTTAGTCACATCTCTCCAGTCCCACTGGAAGTGGTTCTGACGCTTTCCACGCTTTGTCTGTTCGCGTTTGTTCATTTGGATTGACTTGTAGAAGTTGTTCTTGTTTGTGGTAGGCGTACCAGTTTTAACCATGGTACCTGCGTAGTACGCCAACATCGGAACAATGGACTTGGTAACCACAAAGTCATCGGCTTCTTGACACTCATCAATGATGATGATGTGGAAGGACTTAGACTCAATCTTGGCTCGTGGGTTGGCGGTCATCATCGTAAGGGTAGAGCCGGAGCGCTTCATCTTAATAGACCGAGTTACGCCACTCTGCTTCTTGGCTTGGTCGTCAATCTCAGGGTCGCCCAAGATTTCCAACGCACGCTCAGATGTGAGGCGGGTAACTGTACGCCCGAACAGGGTTTCTACCTGACCCTCAACAGGGGCAAACATACCTACCCAAATACCGTCTTTGAAACGACCAAGTAGGTCCGGGTAAATCTTGGCAAGGAGTGGGAACAGAACCATAATTGTGGCTACTGTATTAGCAATGGTTTCTGACTTACCAGACTGACGTGCAGCAAGGGCTGTGATTTCTGAGCCATCGTTAACAATCAAGGACTCAATGATTCTACGAGCCAGTGGTTCTTGGTAAGGGTGAAGTGGATGCCCAACAAGGACTTCCATAAACTTCATGACTCGGTCTATGAGTTTGCTAACAAACTCTTTAGACAGTTCATTTTCTTCGGGCTCTTCTTCAAAACCTTCGGGGTCACCAAACCCCCCTTCGTCATAAAACTCGGGGGTAATTTCTTCAAACTGATCGTTTTCCATGTAAGCCACACATCTAGTAAACACAAAGACCACCTAAAGAGGTGGCCAAAGTGCAAACTTATTAGTGCCTACGTTTGAGTTCTTTCATAATGGCATGTAGCGCTTCAGTGCCTAATAAAGTCTCATCCAATACAAATACGTCATGATGTCGGATGTAGTCTGTAAGATTACGACCAATTGTGTAAAGGGCTTGCTCAGACCATTGGATTAAATCTGGTGTGGAAAGTTTTTCAACACGTTTTTCAATCTTGGTCTTTTCTTTAGGCGTTCTCTTTAGCATCTTCCAGTTCCTCCAACGACATTAGCGTACCCATCATCGCTGTAGTAAGTGCTTCAGTCTCATCGACCACGCCTGTCCACATGCCTAGTACAAATGCTTTCATCTTCCAAAAGTGTACGACTACACTTTTACCGACTCTAAAAGGTTCTTCAATTTCTGAAGTATGTCCTACTTGAAAAAAAGTTTTAAATGACCACTTAATTGGGTATGGGATTACTTGTGCGTAAAAGCGTGGTCCGATGTTGTATACCTTAGGCATTATGCTCCTATTTTCTCTTCCTACCATTTTTTGGATAAGGAAGTTTACCATTGCGGTTAATCTGTTGCCAAGGACGGTAAGCCGTCTTAGCACGGTTGCTACGAACAATCTGACTTGTGCGGGTGATGCGGTACAACGACTCTTTAGCGTAGTCAGGAAGGTTTGATACGTCAGCGTAGCCTCGTGGATGCGCGTCAAGTTCTTCTGCAATGTAGCGGCCTTTTGACTTACGAGACTTAAACATCTGCCATTGGTTCGGAGTAACATCATAGTAATTGTAGTAAGTACCGTCTCTAAATACGACTGTCAGTAATTGGCGCTTACGGTCATACCCTGCGGCTACTGTGCGTGGGCGCTCAGGGTTGATGGTAGACGTAGGCACAAGGGTCAAAGGTGCTGGTGTAGCACGGTTTGCTCGCCAATCCTTACCTGTGTACCCCATAGGGGTACCCCCACGACTAGGGTCAAAGTTGTAACGAGAAGGGTCATAAAAGCCCATAGATTCTTCGTCATCTTCAAAGATTGAAATGGCTTCGTAAAACTCACCCGCAGAAGCAGCGGTAGGAAGACTTGCCAAAGGAGACACGAGGCCCTTAGTCCTTTGCTTACCCATCTGACGATAGGCGCCAACTACTTCCTCATCACTAAGACCATAGTAACTTACACGAGCATCGGTAGATAACTGAGCAAGCATTTCTTCTGGATTAGGAACACCGTTCCCACTTGCTCCTGAACCTACTCTTGCCATGGTTACCTCTATTCGTACTCACACCTGTGAGAATCTAACTGGTCTTCTCTTACTACATCTCCACAATACTTGCACAAAAACATTTTGACATCATCAAATGCCTCTGGAAGGCTCTCAGGGGCGTCGCCATAGTCAACTACTGGTCGTGCATACAACTCTGGAGGAAAAGGCCCCCTAGGCGCTTGAGCGGTACGGGGAACAGCATGCCCTTGTACGGCATACTTCCTAATTAGTTTCATGATTGAGTTTTTGTTGTCTTAGCCTTTGTAGTTGGGGCAACAGCAGGTTCTTCTTCAACAGGTGCTTCCTCAACTACGGTTTCCTCAACTACTGGCTCTTCAACAGGAGCAGGAGCCTGTAGGGCTTCCCACTCCGGAACCAACTTAAGGGCACCACCATCACGGTGCGCATGCAAGAAACGAGGAAGGTCAGAGTCGCAGTACACCAAGGCTTGGTTTGCTGAGATTTCATACACGTAGACCGCTTGCTGGTCACAGTTAACACACTTCACTATTTTAACTCCTTAAAAATGTCGTAACCCTAGGGTAACTTAGATTTACTTAATACTTGACCTAAGTTGCCAAGACCATTTCTGATGCATGTCAATGCGTTCTGCAATAAAGTTAGCAATTCCCTGTTCATCAGAGTCATTAGCAACATTAAACACGGCTTTTAGTTCTTTTACTAAGTCTTCGTTTGCAGACAGTAAATCTTCTGCCATTGCCTTTGGGTTCGGCGCAACTCGGCTATCTGTGAGTGTTGAGGACTTAATGAAACTATCTAGTTTGAAAGGTGCGTACTCTCCAAGTTTGCGGATGTTTTCTGCAATTGGGTCAACGCTAGAGTAAGTATCTTCGTAGATGTCTTCAAAAAGACCATGGTACTGAGAAAAGTCAGGCCCTTCTACATTCCAGTGATACCCATGGGCACGGAAGTAAAACACTACTACGTTAGAAAGTAGGTTAGAAAGGCTACTGGTTAACTCCATTACCATTTAACCTTATCTGCCCAATAGGCAGCAGACATCTTGCCTTTGTCAATGTTTGCTTTATGACGTGCCTTGAAAGCGTCATTACGAGCCGAACCATCAGGAGAGCCCTTAACACCCTGCTGACCAAAACGAATAGTCTTAATCTGGTCGCCCACTTTAGCCACTACGATGTGCGACTTAGTAGGGTGGTCTGGAGTAGCCTTCGGCTTGTTGTAACCTGATACTCCCGCACGCGCTAGACGTGGATCTTTTTTACTTGGTGCCATTATTTTCCCTTTTTCTTTTTAGCGGCGTTCATGTTGTCTACCAAATTAGGATAACGACGCCCAGCAGCCTTTGCCTTTGCTTCAGCAGACGCCTTTTGCTTATCCGTAAGTTTTTTGTCTTTTTTAGTAGGGTCCGGTTTATTCCATACTGCTTTTTTTGCCATTATTGTTCCTTTTTTAAGGCTGTTACTGCAGCCACGACTTCAGGGGCGTACTTAGTACTCTCAGGGTGCGCTACTGCTTTGTTTAACTGGTCAAAGTATACGTGTGAAGGTAAGCCAAATGTGCTGTTAATCTCATGGTCTCTTTCATAGAGAGTATCAAAAGGTTTACGAGCAAAATCCAGCACACTTTTTTGGTGCTCAGAAAGAGAAGGGACTGTGTCCATTATCCCTTCATTAAGCGAATCATTCCTAGACATAGTTACGGCTTAGGACGTGGCTTAGGTGCGGTTTTTTTAGCAGGTGGCTTTGTTGTTGTTTTCTTAGCCGGAGGCTTAGGAGTAGCCGCTCCCTTAGAGATGGTTGTACTAGTGCCCTTAGGACCAGTAGTAGTAATACTACTTCCTGCAGTCATTCTAGTCATAGTCTTTGGAGCCTGACGCTCTGCTTCAAGCCTCTGAGTATGCTCTTGAGCCGACTCTGCCAACGTCTCTTGGTGCGTCTGTTGCTGTGTCTTTCGACTTTGCTTTGATGCCTTCTTGTTCTTACGAATCTCATTGTCGGTCTCAACAGTGTGTGCTGCAGCCTCGCCTCTACGTGCAGCGCGTTCCCGACTCCCTTCAGCACGAATACGGGCTACTTCATTAGTTCCACGTAGCCCTTCCATAGTTTCTAGGTGAGTACGCTCAAAAGCATTTTCACCAGCCTGATGAGCAGCCATTGTGTCTTGAAGAGTTTGCGTTGCCGCATGGCTCTTGGCACTCTCATTAGCATCGTGAAAGTGCTGCATACGGGTAAGGTTTTCCATGTTGGTGTGCCCTTGAGCACCTTCAGCCAAAGCGTGCTCATGAAGTTTATCAAGAATAGCCATAGCGTTTTCATGGCTTTGGTCGTTTAAACGAGTTGTTTGACGAAAACTAAACCCACGGGCTCCTCCACCAAAAGAAGGTAAAGACCCACCAAATTGAGAGTTGAATGGACTAAAAGTACTACTCATTAAATTACCTTCTTTAGGTTCGGTTCATCATTAAGTTTATTTAAAATATGCGTTTGTGTATTGGCTATTTCAGATACTGCTTTTGCTAATGTTTCAAAGTTAGTTTCTAGACGTACAACTGCGTCTTTCAAAGAAGACCCCCCATTGTGGCGAAGTTCGCCATCAAGGTCGTTTAATCTTTCCATAACTCCCGGAACCGCATCCCTACCGGGTTCGGCGGGTTCACCGTCCCAGTCTCGTCTGAATTTATCAATCCAAATGTTTAGACTTTTTACGTACTTGCGATAAGGTAAAAGAAAACTTCTAACAGTTACCAATGCGCCTAATACAACGCCTACTACTGAAATACCAGTCAGAATTTGTTCTGAAGAACCCATGTTATAAACCCGTTACCCTGCCATTAATCCTGAGTATCAGCATTCTTAGAACCAACGCCGTACTTACGAGAAAGTGGAGTTAACCATAAGGTACCCACCACAGCAACTGCGGATACAGCGCCAGCATTAAGTGCCGCAATACTTGTTGACTTCCAGTCAACTGCAGTAACGCCGTTTGCTTTTGTGACCGCTGAAACAACTGCAAACCCTGCTCCTGTAAGGAAAGAGTAGACTGCGTGACGCAAAGGGTAAGGGAGTTTGTCTAGCATGTGGTCTCCTTAAGAACATCCTCCCTATTATGGTGCTCCATTTGCTGTTTATTTTCTCTGTAAACTATTGCTATTTAGGATTTGCAATAATCTTATTAAGCAAGTACTATTTATTTAACTTTAGAAGCACTAGCATGTCCCTGCAGTCCTCTCACTAAAGACAAAAGAGCCCCCATTACGGGGGCTCTTCTGTTTGTGAAAGAGTAGGCGGTTATGCCCAAGGCGTAATTGTAATTGCAGTTCCCGGAGCAATGTTGTCTGCACCAGCAGCAATGCTCTGAGTCTTGATAGTACCAGTAGTACCAGTTAGACCAGCAACGCTAAGACCCGTTGTAGACAACGCGCCTGAAGTTGTGGTTTCAAAGGTGATGGTATTGGTAGCACTAGTTGTAACTGTCCAAGTACCGTTAAGTGCGGTATTAGGAGATACAAGCGATGCAATTGTTACCTTAGTACCTACAGGGTACTTAGCGCCTGCGCCCGTTGACGTCACTGTAGCAGTGGTGCCTGTGCGAGATACTGCCGTGATAGTTGCAGCAGAGTTAGTCGCTGCAGTTGCAACTGTAACGGTGCCAAGAGCAGCATCGCCAAGATTGTCACTTGCAAGAGCAGTAGTAAGACCAAGTACGTTAGGTACAAGTACATAGTCAGTTGGGCCTGCTACATCTTCACCTGTAGTATTTGGGGTGTACTGTGGGTAACCATTCCAGCCAGATACTGCAGTAATGTGGTTGTCAAGAGTTACATCAAGACGCTTCGTGTTATCACGCTCGTCATTTGGTTGCATAGGGAGGTTTCCCCATACGAAGTCAACTGCGACAGCACCGGAACTGTCAACAATGTGTCCATCGTCATTTGTTGCCATTAAATTTCCTTCCAGAAGGTAAGTAACTAGCACGTCTACTAGTAATTAAAGTGTAATGCCTTTTTGCTTTGCGCTACGGTTAACTCGCTTTTTATCTCTAATTCTTGAAAGTCGGTTAATAAGTTGAGGATTATGTTCCAAAGCAGCGGGATGGTCTATCAAACTATTGATAACTTGGTGGTACCGAATTGATGTCATGTTGAACTTTTGGCGAATCAGGTCTTCCTTACGCCCATGAGGCATGCCCGCGGCAGTGGCTTCAAAGTCAAGCATTGCTCTATGGTCATCAGTAAACGCTGCGTTATCTTTACCAACAGCAAACTCTTCAGGGCGAGACATACGTCAAGTCTACTTGAGTACTCTGACGTTTAGTATGTAAAAAGCCCCTGCTCGTTTAAGCATCGCTGATAGGCTTGAGCAGGGGACCGCAATACTTAAAGTGTACACCATTGTTCAGTTAATTTGGAACAAGGGGTCGGGTATTCCATTTTATTGCACTGGACTGCAATATAACCAAGCAAAACGTTGCACTGAGATGCAACAATGTAACATTTAGCGTGGTTTTGTTATATTTCAACATAAACAATATAACAAAAAACCCAGCCATGAATTAACAGAGGACTGGGTGTTTATACTTCAATAGTAACGCTTACATGTTACTTTCCAAGCGTAAACTACCAATTTCACAGGTTCTACGCTACTAAAAGCACAAAAGAACGGGCCCGCAACTCCGCTAAGAGTCCGGGCCCATCAATTAGAGATACTTTACCAGAAGTTATGTCCGGTCTTCATCCAATACAGTGTGTCTGCAAAAAGAAACAATGACACTAGTGCCCAAGCAGCAGCGGCATACACGATAACTTTCATTAATCTTTACTCCTTAATACCAGCGCTTGCGCTGCCATTCTGACCATGCGTTACAAGGTGTTCCATAACGCCCCTTAATGTACTTTAGTCCCCATTTGATTTGTGTGTAGGGATTACTACGCCAGTCTGCTCCCGCAGCAGACATCTTGCTTCCGGGGAGTGCTTGAGGAATCCCATGCGCTCCAGAAGGGTTGTGGGCGGAAACGTTCCACCCACTTTCACGATTCCATAGTGCGACCACGCAAACATATTGCTGTCCACACCACCCATACGTTTTAGCCATGTACTGACGTGCTACTCGTTTATTGAATTGTGGAGAGGCGTATGGGAGCCTGACGTAAGACCTTGAAGCAATCACGCTACGACAAGGGCTCTGTTTTTCATTAGCATTAGCCTGACTCTGGGCTGTGGGTAGCGATACAAGTAAACTTGCAAGAAGCGCCACTGCGGGAGTCAGACGTTTGGTTCTGTCTAACATACCCTTTTAGCCTAGCACAGGTTTTACATGAAGTTGCTAGGGGTAAGCCTTAAATAAAGATATTAGTATAAATACTACTTTTTCTTTGCGCGGCGCTTATCTTCTTTAGCCACGTTCTTGGAGTGGCTCATAGCCTGCAGGTTTGACAAAGAGTCATGGCCTTTACGACCACCGTTGTCCTTGTGGTCAACGTCAGTATCATGTGATAGTTTTGTGTGGTGAGCCTTCTCGTACTTGTAACGGGCTACGTTAACAGTATGGCGAGTGCCGTCCGTATCCTCAACGATGTACTTAGGACGTCCGCCCTTGGTGCTGTCCTTGTATGGTCCGTAGACCTTTTTCTCTTTAGCCACGATTAACCACGCGCATCGTTAATAGCGTTGCGGTTCTGGCTAGAACGGTCACGATTACGCTTTGTACGTCGGTCATTAAAGATAGGAGCCTTCTGGTTAACGTTCTTAGGACCAGTACCTCCGCCAGTAACGTATGTAGGCTTTTGGTTCTTACTTGCCATTAGGACTTTCCTTCCAACTTACGGTTTGGGTGGTTAGCCCTATCGGGGGGATTAGATGTCGGTTTTGCACTAGTAAAGTGGTCTTTACAAGCGTAATCATGGTCCCAATTATGATGGGAATCCCCATCCCAACTTTTGCCTCTATGCTCACAGTCTTCAGTTACACATCTAACATCTGCGTGAACTTTATGGTTACCAACATCGCACAGGTGTTCTACTGCTGCTTTACTTGCCATCAGGGGTACCCTGCCTATCTTCCAATGCTTTCGCATGTTTGTCATAGTGATGCTGACAAAACAGTAAATCGCCAGTCTTTAGAGTCACACGCACTTTTGCCTGTACTCCGCATGCATCACATCTATCTCTTTTAGTAAGGGGCTGATTAATTCGCGGAGTTGGTTGATGCTGTGCACTAACCTTCATTGGCTATCAAGTTTAATCAACATACTTACATTTTGTCTTAAAACTGTTGATAAATCAGGTTAAGCAGATGCAGCAGTACCTACATCAGCACCTGCGCTGATTGTATCGCCAGAAGTAGGTGAGCCACCTGCGATGTCGCCCATACCCGCATCAAGACGTCCGCCACCTGCAGTTGGGTCTTCTAGCGCTTCTTGAGCGGTTGTCTCACTAGCCTCGTGGTCGGGTGCGGTGGTGGAATAATTTCCAAGGTTATTTATCGCAGTGTAAAAACCCGGATAGACACCCCACCCGCCCATGAGCCCTGCAATAGGGTAATCACGATGACGCTTTTTCATGTCCTCGTGTTGGCTATGGCTTAAGTTTTTTTCAGACATTACTTAGAGGGCTTACCCTTGTATCGGAAAATCCACTTAGGATTAACACCCTTACCTACCTGCCAGAACGGAGTAGATTGTGCTTCAAAGTGTAGGTGCGGACCTGAACTAACGCCTTCAAGACCAACATCAGCAATGTGCTGGCCCATCTTTACATAATCGCCAGCCTTGACGTAAGACTTGAGTACGTGCGCGTAGGTGCAGTAGTAAGTACGGAAACGGAACTTGTGCTTGATTGTTGGTGAGAACTTGCCTAGGTTTGGGCCTTGCTTACCTACAGATGTAACAACACCATCAGCGACTGCATAGACTGGCGTTCCAACAGGTGCGCCAAAATCTACCCCTTGGTGCCAACCTGAAATCCACTGGGGCCCTTTGACTCCATAAGCACATGTAACCTTAGGGTTCTTAATTGGGTAAGCCATCGCTTCTCCTTAACATCGTGCCCTCAAGATACATGTTACGCGATGTTTGCGTCGCACATGCTCTATTCGACTTCGATCACTTTTTCAACAGGTTCAGTGGTCAGGATGAGCAACACAGCAACCAGACGAGGCAAATTTTTCATATCTCTAGAGTAGTCCTTTGTTCGTGTGTGTTTCCTCGAAAACTATTTTTTTATTTAGTAAAAGCCCTGCATACTTAATGTCGGGATAACTGGAGAGGTGTGCCCCACAATGTGGCCCTTATCTTCAAAGGACTTACAGGTCCCACAGGTCATACGCTTACTTGGGTCTAGTAGACCCTTGTTCTCTAAACCATTCTCATAGTTAACAACATCTATGGGGTGCTTGAACCAGCGACACCCGTAGATGCTCTTAGCATTGATAATGTCATTCACACTTAGAGTCCCGGAATCCTTAGTTGATCTGGCTTAGGTGCTTTAGGTGTTGGTGCTGGAGTAGCAGCGGCTTCTTTAGCCTGTTTTCTCTTATCGATACGTCGTTGGACTACTTGCTTCATAGTAGCGTTACCAGCATCAATTTCTTCTTGAGAAGCATGTCTTGTTGCGTATGAACTCAAAGTACTTAACATTTCTTGTACTCCCCAGTCTGTAAGACTACCTTTATCCATTTCGTTAGTAGGCGCTGTCGGCAATTCCGCACGATTAGGCACATCATCGCCAATTTGTTGCGCTACTCGTAAACTGTGCTTAGATAGACTTGGTGGTGCTGAAGGTACTTCGTTGAATTGTGCTTTAGAAAGATTAGCAGCAATTCCTAAAATGGTAGGCGCGGTATGTCCAGATTCACTATGAGCAGCGTAGTTATCAATGATTGGTCCGTGATGTAAGAACAACTCCATCTGTGGGTCTGCTTTAGTAGCGTTGTGTTCCTCAACCTCACGGCTATCTGGGCCAAAGGTACGGGGATGAATAACGGATATGTGAGAGCCTATTAGTCTACCGTTAGGACGAGCACTAGCGGTTACGTTAGTGGCTGTAACCTGTCCCCAATCATGCAACCTGTGCATGCTTGTGGTTACTTTGTAAGTGTGGTCTACTTTGGGTTCTTTTGGCATCGATTACACCCCCGGAATCTTTAATTGTTCAGAAGTAGGTGTAGGTGCTTTAGGAGTAGGTGCAGGAGTAGTAGTAACCTCTTTAGCCTGCTTCCTTTTATTGATACGTCTTTTTACTACTTGCTTTATTACGTCTGTACCTTTAGCGACGTCTTCAGAAGAAACAGGTGTTGAATTGTACTTTTTAAGATTACCAATGTGTTCATTCATCTCAAAGTCATTCCAAAGATCTTCAGTCATGTAATTGGTAGGAGACTTCGGCAATTCCGAATGATTAGGCACAGCATCACCAAGTTGTTGTGCTACTCGTAGACTATGTTCAGAAAGATTAGTTGATGAGTCTGGGATTGCTCCGAATTGTTGTTTAGAAAGGTGTGCGGCTATTCCGAGGACAATAGGAGCAGTGTGCTTAGAACGACTGTGTGAGTTGTAGTTATCCAGAGTAGGCCCATGATGCTGAAATAATTCCATTTGAGGATTTTCTTTAGTAGCATTATGTTCTTCAACGTCTGGATGGTCTGGTCCAAGTGTTCTTGGGTGCACAAGGTCTATTGAAGACCCCATCCAGTCATTGCCCCAAGGTTGTTCTACATGTGAAAATACAGTGGTAACTGGAACTTCATGATATTGGGAAACATCAGTAAACGCAGTATGAGTCTTAGTAGAATAATCATGGTCTAATCTACGCCTTCTTGGCATCAGGAGTCATCCTCTCAGGTAGGTTCTTTTGATTGGGGTACTCTTTAGCCCACTTCTTAGCAATCTCAGGATGTTTAGCAAACATAAGCCGACGCTGTGCTTCTGACTTAAATGGCATCAGGCTTGTCCTAACTCTCTAGCGTAATCCTCATCGATGTCTTCATGACCTTGAGTACGTCCATACACTTTAGAAAACTTGTTCATAAGGTGAACAGCGGGACGGCTAATCACGCTGCCCCAATTAATTGTATGACTAGGGTAGGTTTGATACAGGTTATGTAATAGTTCTTGTGCATGACCTTTACCTTCATCACTTGACTTCAAGTAAGTGATGTTGGTCTGCTTTACCTCTGGGTCATGCTCATACTCTACGTAAGCACTACCTTTAGATAGTTTACGTATCTCTGGAACGCCGTCCCCTCCGTCAATCAGGCTATCCTTGATTTCAGGGAATTGTTTGCCTCTATCCATTAGATATCTTCTTCACCATCTTCTAAGAAACCCCACCTAGGTAAATGGCCTCCAAAACGCTTTACCATAGCGTGGGCCCAACCGTTTCCATCTTGTGTACGCTCTTCAGAATGCTCAGGTCCTTTTACTCCAAGACTCTTTGCATGCAGGTACATCCCTGTAGCAACACCTTTGTCTCGGTGCTCTGGATTAACATGTAGCCCTGAAATTACTCCGTAAGAGTCTTTTCCCCATATTAGATACCCTACTTCTTCACCTTTATGGTGGGCTGTAACTTTGTGACGAAGGTTATCACTACCGTCATACGAATACTCATAAGGAAATTGCGCTCCACGTTTGGGCATTAGTAGCCTCCTCTACACTCTTCACAGAAGTTGTGAGGAGCAGCGGCTGTCCTTTTAGCGTCACCGAGGCTATCCGTATTAATCAAAGTACCATGAGTGTCACAGGTGACTACGTACTTACCGCCCTCAGAGTCATACCCTGCTTTATCAGCGTCGTAGACTCGTCCCATGCCTCCACTTACTTTGGACTTCACGCTGTAAAGCAATCCTTCATGGTCTGGATGGTATTGCAGGACATGGGCTACAGCGGTGTCATAACTACGAAACTTACTGTTGCACTTATTACATGTGTGCGTGTAAGGATTCCTAAACTGTGACCCTGCTTCTGGCATGGCTATCCTACAAACGGATTATTGCCAGAGCCTCGGTTGAAACGACGTGCAGCAGCAGCGTCTACAGCCTTACTCAGTGCGGATTCGTGACTTTCAACTGCCTCTGACGCACGGTCTGCAGGAAGAGTAGGGTTGTGAGTAGTAGGAGCGCCAAATAGCCGTCCTACTGTCTGTACTGCCCCGATACTACCGGGACGCTTGTATTCTTTAGCCATTCTTATTCCTTAATCCTGTTGTCTAAACTTTGCGATACGGCTTCGCGCACCCGGACCTGCTCTACCGATAATCTTTTCAGCGGCTCTTCCAGCACTCTCTCTAACCGCTGGGTTGTCAATAATTTTATGAGCGGCTTTTTCAGTTGCTTTAGCAATAACTGGAGCAGCGTATGGGTGACCAGCAGCAGCGGCGCCTGCGCCTACTACTGTGCCAATTGCCTTAGCAGGGTCCTTTTTAATCTCAGAGGGCTTGAGGCTTCTAGCCGCATCCATAGCGCCTCTACCGAACTTCTTCATGAGGTGTCTCCATACTAGTTAGCCCTGTAGTAATTATGGCTGATAAGCCATCCTGAGTCTGGATTAACTAAGGTGCAGGGGGAGCGCTATTCTTAGGAGTGTACTTAGCAGGGGGAGCCTTCTTAACAGGCTTTGTTGACCTATTACGAGTAACGTCTCCCAACTCACGGCGTTTAGGAGCAGGTGCAGGCGCTACTCTCATAAGGATCTTTGTTCTGTCAACAAATTGTTTTGCTTCAGGACTAACATCATTAAATTGAGCGTTTATTTGAGCAGCCATATGCCCTGAGCCATAATCTTTGTACATTTCATTTAACGAGTATTGATTACCCCCACTAGTCTTGTTTAACTCTTCACGAGACACTGGAATAGGGTCTTTATCTTCACTTGGGTTAAAACTCATAGGAGTCATGTAGGCGTATGGGAACAGTCCGCCCTCATGCTGTTCTAGTTTGTCACGTTCAGGATTGTAAAAAGGCTCTTTAGTTTTTCTCACCTTTGTGTAATCAATAGGGGCTAACTTATCTAGGCTACCTGCGTGGTACATAGCCAGAGTGAGTGGGTGAACTTCATGTTCTTTACCGTTAGCGATGGCGTCTCGGACGTAATCTGAGTGGGTGAGTGCCTTATGACGGTTATTAAGGACTACAGAGGTGGAGTTTTGGTCTTCTACTTCATTTCTGTAGTAAGCAGCAACCTCTGTTCCTTGTGCATTGTCGTGAAGATCTGGGCTATGGTTAGCATGATAGTCACTCACAAGCGAGTCAACGCCGTTAATAAAGCGTTCTGGAGGTACGTGTAGTGCGTACACCGTTGCAGGGTCGCCACTTCCATCCCTCTTAGGCCCTAGCCCGCGAGCCACTCTTTCTTCAGCCGAATCAATCGTTCCTGCATGGATACCTGCGTGACCGCTACCGTATTTTGTGTAGTCCGTACCTGCTGCAGGTAGAGGGGTGTAACTGGCATGAAACACCGTGTCCCGATGGTTAATGAACTCTGTGGGGTCCATCTGGTGAGGCTGCCTCTGCCCTGCAGGTGTCAATGACTTATCCCCAGCCGGTATTAGCGACAACTGTTCAAACTGCTTGCCTAATTCGCTCATTTGACAAGTTTATCTCAAAAGGGTATTAGGGTAATGCTCTAACTACTTAGGTGGCCTTTTTGGATTAAATTGAGCACTAAGGTGATGTACAAGCCATTCTTGCTCACCCTTACCCTTGTAAATGGCTGATTTACCATACTGGTCCATGGATAGCCCGAGTGCTTCACCCGGCTGCGCTGTGTAGACAGCCCCCGAACCTTTAGTTTTTCTAGCGTAACTAGCAAAATCCTTAGCAACATCTTTATTTTCACTAAAGGATAGCAACCCTGTCGTAGGTAGGTCCAAACTAGGACTACGAGTACCTGCAGACCCTCGGTAGAGAGGGACGTCATTAGGCTGTCCAGCGGTCAGTAGTTCTTTATGAAGGGCTAGGATTGCCGCTGCGTGGGTGTGAGGGGTGTCTCTGTACCCTGTCATGCGTGAAGGACCGCTTCTGTACAACTTCATAGCATTCTGTACGTGTTGCTCGTGCGGGGTTTCTAAAACCCTCTGCAGGTCTTCCCTGCTGGAGTCCAACATGTGGGTCATGAATTGCCCACCTAATGCCCCTTTTGACTGTCCTGCCGATTGGGCTACTAAGTCTTGGAACTCAGAGTGGCTGTAACCCTTACCATTTAGCATTACCCGACCCTGTGACAGAGCCTCTTGCGGCGACACGCCGTATGCAGCCACATATTGGTCATGAAATGGCGGGTTTGTGCTCATTTGACAATTCTAGCCTAAGGGACTATTGGGCTACTGCCTTAACTTTAGGGGTCCACCTGTGGGTGCGGGCTGGCCGGCCTCCCCGACCGATTCGACTTAAGGGTGGGGGGGTCACCCTGACTGTTGCCACCTCGCAACGGCTAAAAGTGAGTAGGGGAATTGGGCTACTGTCAAATTGTCGGCGTGTCGCGTGGTCGACCGACCAGCCAAACCGACCCCCCACCCCGCTGTAATCAGGTCATACGCCTTGCAAACAAAGGCAATTTGACAAACTGCCCAAACCCCTACTCACACTCTCTCCCTCCCTCTCAGACCCTCTGTGTGGTGTCCATGGTGTGGACATGACCACAGGGGGGTGAACCCCCCTAGAACCCCCCCAGAGTGGCTCTGAGAGCCATTGCGACACGCTCCAAAAACCCTTTGGTTGCAAGGGTTTTTAATCTCATGTTGACATGTCCCCCAAAGGGTGTATTGTTCTTCTTGTCGGTTCACGAACTGGCACTCGGGAGCGCAACCTCGCCCAGCCGTCCGCACACGCACATGTGTGTGTGACGCAGTTGGGGTCGTGCGGTCGCTCACCTCCAAGCGTGGTAGTCGTTGCTTGGGGTGCGTAAGCCCGACACACTACCCACACCAACTTGTCTACGCTCGCACTTGACTGCGGACGCTGGGGATACGGTTAACGTGGATGTGCTGACGCACTCGGGCTATCTGCCCACGCGTCGTTCCACCGATTCTGACCGTCGCTCGATTCTCTGGCTGAAACTGCGTGAATGTGTCCACACTGTGGACGCATGACATAACTGACCACTGGCAACGGTCGGAACGTGTGGGGAATCGGTCATTGTGAACCTGTGTGCGTATGAAACGACTACGACGGCTTCGAACGGTAATGCCATGCTCACGCATGTGCCACCCCGTATCCCCACCTGCTCATTGCGTCACCATGTGTGACAGGTGGATGACCGACCCCTGCAGGGTGCATGCAGGGGTCACTTTGCATTGGCGCACGCTCTCCCCTTCGGGGTGCAAACGTGTGAATAGTTGACGCACTTGGTCACCAATGCGCAAGGGCGGACAGGGTGCAACTCCCTGTTCGTCCACGACTGGCAAGGTCACCCCGAGTCGGGGCGCACGCTCTCCTCCATGAGTGCAAACGTGTGAATGAATGACAAGCCAGCACTGTCCACACTGTGGACACCAACCCTTAAGGAGACACTATGTCTAAGTTAGTTAACTTCGTTAAGTCAGCAGTATCAGCAAACGTTGCGTTCGCTAAGTCACAGGTTGCTCTAATCGACGCTACCGAGAACGCCGACGCACGCTTCACTGCTTCAGCACTAGCCTTCCAGTCAGCACTGGACAATGGTGCGACCACTCGCTCACTTGCGACCGCCGTCAAGGAAGCCACGTCAGACATAGACACCCGTCTTGTCCCATTTTTGTACACCAGCCCGACAAGCGTCACTAACCACGCTCTGACAGGTCTAATCATTGACCTTGCAGGTGGCGTGGTCAAGAACGATGAAGTCTTGCTGGGCTTCCAGATTCAGACTGTCGTAAAGAATGCCGTCAAGGTGCTTGGCACTGCGTCAGTGCGTGAACTTATCGCCAGCACCGAGACTGCTCAGAAGGCTTTCGACGCACTTGAGCGTGCCACTCGCCTAGCACTGCAGGAAGCCAAGGACGCAGAGTCCGAGGGTGCAGAGTCCGAGGGTGAAGACGAAGTCACCGAGACAGGTGACCTTGACAAGGTTGAGCAGTACCTCCTGCTCGCCATTGACCAGTTGAACAATGCCAAGCGTGCGCTCAGTGAGGGTGCTGACCTATCCGACACTGCCAAGGGTGCGCTTGAGTCGCTGGTCAACTCAGCACTCGCACTCAAGGTCAACGCCTAGTCGTTGCCTGTCCACACTGTGGACAACAGTCCTGCTGTGGTCAGCATGTCGGGGTTCGATTCCCCGACAGGACACGCAAGCATTACCGCCCATGGTGCAGAGGTCTGCCCAAGGGAAACGTCTGCCCAAACCCAACCCTGTCCACACTGTGGACAAGACAGGATAACCACATGTCAATCAAGCACTTCTTCGTGTCCGACCTTCTTCGTGAAGGCGTGTCTATCTCTGCTGGCAAGCGTGACTACCAGTGGTGTCGTGCGCATGGCTGGAACAGGTACACCTCCCTGTCCAGTGCGTGGGGGGCGTCCCACTGGACGGTATCCGAAGTCAAGGCAGACAAGCGTGACGAGCGCATTGCGAACCTGCGCCGTCGCTTGACCCTTGCCAAGTGGTGGGTCAAGTACAACAACCCTGTCGCTAACAAAGTCTTCGACCTGTGGTCTGCCCTAGCCGACCGAGGATACGTCAAGCACTTCGACCACACCTGCCCTGACAATGACATCTGTCAGGGTCACAACGCTGTCCACACTGTGGACAAGAATGGAGCAAGCAATGAGTAAGTCACCACGCGCCCTGTCCCTAGCCGAGTGGCAGTCTGCTACCCAGCAACAACTTCGTGCCGAGCGTATCGCTCGCACCCAAGCAATCCTCCGAGCCTCCCAGAAAGCGAGCAAGTAATGCCTACATGCCCCAAGTGCAAGAGCGCACAGACCTACTTCAACAGCCCTTCGAACACCTATGTGTTCGACTGCAATGATTGCGACCACACATGGTTAGACGCAGATGAGTTTTGGGATAGTGCCATGAAGAATCTGTATGACATAACTGGCGAATGGATTAGCAACATTGGCAGTAAGCCCTTGCCAAAAGACGAAGGCACTATTCGTGTTATCCATCAGTTAATCGCACTGCGCCAAGACTGGCGTGAGCAAACCACTTCCGAGTCAAAGGATTGTCAATGAGTTACTCAGTAGTTATGGAAGACCAAGGTTGTCGCTTCTTCCCCAAGGGTGGATACAAGTCCATTGGTGACCTCGTGGGGGCGATTGAGTATGCCCAGCGTGCAGTCAAGCGACAGGGTACGCCAAAGATTGAGGCGCATGTCACTCTTGTGAAAGACAATGGCATGCACAGCGACACAGTTGCTATCGTCACACGCACCAGTACGACCCGACTCTAACCTGTCCACACTGTGGACAAAGTATTAAGCAATCTATTAAGGAGATTGACATGGATGTAAGCACTCTTGACCTTTTGATTGAAGCCAAAGCAGTAGACGAGTACGCCTGTTGCAAGCGTTGCGGTGAGTCATGGGACGTGTGCTTGAGCGTGCCAGAGGAGTATGAGAAAGCGTCATGCGGAATGATTAGTATTGCGCTTAACCGCTTTCCCCGAGACCTTGAGCAAGAACGCAACGAGCAGGACAGAGAAGTCCAGCGTGAACTCAACCTGTGTGCGTGGTGTACCAGCACCGCACCTCTCGCTCCAGAAAACCTGTGGTCAACCGAGAATGGTGTACCGAAGCCCACCTGCAATGACTGCTGGATTGCTGACGAAGACATTGACTTTGCGTAAGACCATGCTTGCCCCCAAGGGAAACAAACCGACCGTCCACACTGTGGACAGAAACGAGAACAACAAATGATTCACTGCATACTGTGTGGCTCTCACAGCCACGACATCTCACGCCACTCTGTAGATGAGATTACCAACTTCACAGACTACATCGGTACACGCAACCTCATTCGTGACATAGAGCGGAAGATAGACGCTTACCGCACAATTCTTGAGTCACAAGAGGTCAAGCACTGGAAGCATGGAGTGCTGGCAGGAATGGTGTCACGAGTGAAAGCCCTTGAAGAATCGTTACACCCACTCAATCTCAAACTCAGTTGCCACGCAGTAAATGTGAACAAACTGCGCAAGGAAACATACGACCGACAAAAGGCATACACAGAAAGGGCTACATTCTATGTCTAGAACTGACAAGCACACACCGTTCAGGGTAGTGGAAGGCTCACTACCTTGGCACGAGGCACGCAAGCACTTCCGTAAGAGTGCAGGGTGTGGCTACAACTGCACGCACTGCAACCCACGCTTACCAAAAGCACCTCGCACTACCCTTACCCAACAGGCACTAGCCTACGAACTGAAAGCAGAATAAAGTGACTCAGCCCTTCTATCCAACCCCAGAGTGTGTCCACACTGTGGACGAGCCAACTCGTAACTACGAAGTGCGGTCAGCACACGAAGGTGCGTGGGAACTGGACTTCTTGTTCATTGTTACCCCATGCTTCAAGTGTGCTGTTGCAAAGATTAACGAACTTGCGAACCAAGAACTTAAGGTTCACTTCGAAGTGTTCGGTGTCAATCCTGATGATGAAGAATTGACCACTGCCCACTTCACCCCCAACTTCTACATCACCCCACAAGAGTCAGGAGAATAAACATGACTAACGCACTAACCCCAGAAGAAGAAACCGCTATCGTCAACGACTACATCTACCGAGGTGTAGTGCAGGTGTGGTCAACAGGACACCAGAAGTGGCTTGCCCTGCGCAGTGTGTCCTGCACCCTGTGTACTGCACCTGTAGATGTGTGTGACTCGTCTGCGTATGCCCTGAACCGCTACAAAGGTAACAGCGCACTCGGCTATGTAGTAACCCACACCACCTGCTGGGATACCTTTAATAGGACATTCCATTACTGGAATCCACCTACAACTAACTAACCGTCCACACTGTGGACAGAAACGAGAACATCATGTTTCCACTATCAATCGTTCTACTCATGTGTCTTTTGAGTGCGTTCATTGGGGGCGTATTCATTGACACCTATCGTGACTACAAGCGTTGGGACGCAGAGCAACAGGCTCTAGCCGACCAGCGCACAGGTACACCTATCAAGGCTCAACTAGAGCGAGAACTAAACATCCGAAAGGGCAACTAACCATGGCAAAACCAAGTCTTGAAACCATTCAAGTCAAAGCAGACCTTATCACCTACCTACTCCGCAAGGTAGGTGCGATTGGTGCTGATGAACGTGCCGAACTGCAGGTGGGTAACGCTACTCAAGCATGGCGATTGTACTTCTCGTCCCCAGACTCTGGTCAATACACTGCGCCGTTACGTCTCAATGATGACAACTTCTTGGGCAACACCAAGAAAGAAGCGTACACAACTATCAGTGCTATCGAATCTACTATCTGGGCTGTACACCATGCCTACGAGCGTCAGAAAGATAAGGCTGAGTATCTAGCAAAGGTTGAAGCAACCCCGACCGTCCACACTGTGGACAAGGAAGTGAGTAACTAATGACTGAGTACACAGGTCGTAAGTTTGATGATGATTCTGCTGACGAGTTTGTTAATAACTTTATTAGCACCATACCTGAGCATGAACGTGAGTGTGCTTGGGTAGCAGATGACGCTATCACCAAGGCTTGGGCAGTCAGCCAGAGCCTGACCGATGAAGAATACAGTCACTACAACAGTCACGAGGTATTGCGCTGGGTGTTTCAAGTGATGAAGCACTTCGTTGGTGATGACAAAGACATCCCTATTACATGGAACAGGAAGTTTTAAGATGAAGGACGCAATCAACACCAAGGCTTTGGACACCCTGTCTGAAGCAGAACTAGACCGACTACTAGAAATCCTAACGAAAGCAGGTTACTAACCATGAGTTACACACGAGGCTACATAGTCAGAGACATAGCAACAGGGCTTGAGGACTTTATTAAAGCCCCAAGTTTCAAGCACGCCCAATGGATTGTGGGCGAAGGCTTTGAGGTGGTCGCATGAGTGCGCCCAAGGGAAACAGTCTGCCGTACGGTGCGCTCGCCACTGTGCGTTGGAACACCACCAGTTACACGCCTAATCAAGTGTCACAGTATTACTTCTCGTTTGAACCTAATCCTGAAGGTGATGACGAGTATGTCTACCCACTATCGGGTAAGAGTGATGACCAAGTGTTCTATGTATGCGACAACGGCTTGCCCGAGTTGCTATCTCTAATCAATCCAGAGGACACAATTTCCGACTGCACCGTCCTATCAGTGGACGAAATCTATTACCCCAAGGAGGGCTAATGAAAACCAAGCACGAAACTGTAGTAAGAAACGCTCTTAACTACGCCAAGGCAATTACTTGGGACGAGTGCCACAAAATCTATGTGGCTATGGATGACGCACAGGTTGACCTGCTTGCGTCTTATGGTTATGCGCCAATCGTCAGTGCCAAAGACCATGACACTGATGAGTTGCTTGCACTGCTTGACGAATGGTACGCGGACTCATGTGGTCTTCGTTTCATTCAGGCTGTCCACACTGTGGACAATGACCCCAACGCTGGCTTTGTGGACTTGATTCCACAATGTTATGAGGAGAACTAATGATTGAACCAACAGGACTAGCCAAACTTATTGAAGATAAGTTTCTACCCTTTGCGTGGACATGCACCTGCAACGGCACGCACCCATCGTGTGCTGAGACCAAGAACACCGATGTGTACGCAATCGCCCAAGCGGATACCGTACTCCGCATTACCCAACTGATTAGAGGTCTAAGTGAGTAGCCCATACCAATGTCTGACCTGTGCCAACCGCACAGTCTTTGACATCCCCTACGTTGACGTTACCCGAACCTTGTACGACTTAAAAGGCAACGTTCTTAATGAAGAATCAGTAGGGTACTCACCCTCTGAAGAAGTCAAGATTAAATGCTCTCTATGTCAAACATCAAACCTAAACATCTACCAATCAACCGTCCACACTGTGGACAAGAAAGAAGATAACAATGGCTAAATACCGAGTCGAATACACGCTAGAGACTACCCACGAGATTGTCGTGGAAGCAGACTCTGAAGAACACGCTAGTGAACTAGCGAATGAGATTGACGTTGCAGACTGGAAAGAGACTGACTGCAACACTCTTGACTACATCATCACCGACATTACAGACGAGGACACTAACAATGAGTAACTTCACCGAACTACGCAATGCTATTAACGAATACCTGATTGCTCTACGCACTAACAATGACAAGCGCATTGAAGGTAACCCCTACTCAACCCCAATCAACTTTACGGTTCAGTACGCACGCCGTTACGCCAAGGTTGTACAGGCTTACGAAGGCTCTGAGAGCCTGTCTGTCCACGCTTTCATTGACCTGCTCAATGGCGATGTAATCAAGCCAGCAGGGTGGAAAGCACCACAGAAGGAAGGCGTTGGTCTCAAGAGCAATGCGGTTCGCTTCAACCTGCTTGACCCTGAGTCCAAACGTCAGTGCTTTGAGCGTGCTGACTTCGCTGGCTCGTATCTCTACAAGAACAACTAACCTGTCCACAGTGTGGACAAGAATGGATAACTGACATGCATACATTAAGAGAACTAATCGTATTCCTAGAAGACGCTTACGAACCTGACGAGTTGGTGCTGTACACCTTATTCTCAAAGGCTAACTTGGAAAAGTTGGCAGGTGAGAGTAAGCGTGCTGAAATCTGGGAAGACATCATCATCCATGTCAACAATGACTTGGGGCAGTTGGAAGAGCAAATCAACAATGCTATTGCAATCTACACAGAGGAATGGAGACTAACCAATGGCAAGTAATAAATACGTTGTGTACATCACATACGGTGTGTATGTAGATGTGGATAATACCTTTGACTTGGCATCAGACGAAGATAACTTCAAGATAACTGCAAAAGCGGTTGAGAAACTGTTTGAGCATGGTATTGCTGAAGTAATCTCTGCATGTGACGCTGAGATTGAAGACGTAACCGAGGAGTTTAATACAGACGCTCGTAACATCACAGTACAACTAGTAAAGGAGAACTAACATGACGTTGCATTACTTTGCCGAGGACGGCAACTACGGCAGTGCAGAAGGGTTGATTGTGGTTGACTCATCCACATTCACCGAAGAAGAGTGGGAAGAGATTGACTCGTTGCCTGACAACGACCGGATTCTCTTTGTGCAAGAAGTTATTAACGACTCTGAACCAATCAGAAACCTACGCAACCTTTACACGAGTGAGGATAAATAAATGAGAACAGACATACATGCACCTAAGACCCTTGACCCTTCGCAGTACAAACTGCGAGGGGTCTTTACTGTTAAGACCAATGGTATTAACAACTTCATTAAAGAACTAGAAGCCGAGGGTGTACGCAAAGCACCACACCAAGACGAGGACTCATGCGGTCACTGCGGTCATCAGCACCTCAAGTATTGCGCTGTGGTTGTACACAACGTCAAGAACGAGTGGATTCTCGTAGGCGAGACTTGCCTGTCCGAACGCTTCCAAGGGTTGACCAAGGCACAGTTTCAAGTACAGCGAAAGATTAGCAAGCGTCAGAAGAACTTCACTGACTACATTGCCAATCACCCAGAGTTGAACCTGCTCCGAGAAGTAGCCTCCAAGGGAAACAGTCAGGCGCAGTCGCTGGTAGATGCAATCCA